CTGTTGTAGATATGGCTGCTACTCATTATGGTTGGTTTGCTGTTTCAGGTCCAGCTACTGTTCTTACTTCAGGAACATTAGTAGTAGGTAACCACGCTGTTCCATTAGGAGCTATAGGTGCTGTTGGCCCCGCTGCAGGAGATGTTATACAGGTTATCGGTACAGTTATGATTGTTAACGTAACTACTGATTACTCATTGATAAATCTTTATGGTATTATCTAAATTTTAATTAGAGTGGGGGCTTATAGCCCCTGCCTTTTATAAGGAGAATAATATGGCAGGATCTAATTCAGATGTAAATGTCACCTTTATAAGTGATGAAGTTGCAGCAGATCCGAATGGGTTTTCAGCATCCGCACAAGTTGGCGAAAATGCAGCCTTAACATTAGGTGGTGCATTAGCAAGTGGTGGTTCAGTAACGCTTGGTTCAGCAAGAACAGTTGTAATCACTTCCGGTAGTGACGATAGTGGAATATCTTTTAATGTTGTAGGAACCGACTTAGATGGAGCTTCTTTAACAGAAAATATTACAGGTGGTTCCTCTACTGCCTCAACAGGAACTAAATTCTTTAAAACAATAATCAGTATTACGGCTGTGGGTGACCCCGCAGGAACAGTGATAGCTGGAACAACGGCTTCTGCAGCAGATATAATTTTTGGTGGTAGAACCCGTCTTAAAGGTTATTCTATTGTTTCTGGTGGAACAGCAGGTGTTATTGAGTTTGTTAACGGAGAGCCTAATGGTGGTGGAACAACATTGTTTAAAGCTAGAACTATAGGAACAGACAACACTACTATAGATAATACAATTCCACAAAACGGAGTTGCATTTGAAGATGGTATGTATGTTAAGTATACAATAGCAACCACAGATATGATGAGTTTCTTCTACGCCTAGGAGTAAGTATGCCTGAAAAGAAAAAAGGAACTATGAAAGGTCACACCATAGGTGGTGGTCAGAAACGTCCTACTAAATCTGGGGCTGGCATGACTGCCAAAGGTGTTGCTAAGTATCGTAAAGATAATCCCGGCTCTAAGTTAAAAACAGCAGTAACTGGTAAAGTTAAAGCTGGAAGTAAATCAGCTAAAAGACGTAAGTCTTATTGTGCAAGATCAGCAGGGCAAATGAAACAGTTTCCTAAAGCTGCAGCTAATCCTAATAGTCGTTTAAGGCAAGCTAGAAGAAGGTGGAAATGTTAATGACTACTAAAGAAATTTTAAAGCTATTAGAAAAACATGAAGAGTCATGTGATAAAAGATATGGCGAGATAAATGACAAACTTAAAAGACTTGAAGATAAGCTTTGGGGATTAGCTATATTGATATTCATTTCTCCTTTTGCAGTTAAACTATTTGAAACAATGATCTAATGATATCCAGAACATCAATGAAAAATCAAATGAAGGGAAATAAAATGCCAATTAAAAATAAAAAAAAGCCACAGCCTAAAATGTTAAAAGATGTAATGAATAAAAAATTCAAACAAGAAGCTAGAATGCGAAACAGTTTATATAAAGCCTTGGTTAGAAAAAAGCCACCTAGCACAGGTTTAAATAAGTTTATTGAAGGTATAGGTGGAACTGGTCCTGACTTTCAATATAAAGTTGAAAAGGGTAAAGCTACAAAAAGAGCTATTCGTGATACCGCTAACAGTATGAAAAAAGAAAATCCTGAGTTAATGAAGAGAGTTAAAAAAAAGAAATCAGGTGGAGTTATCAAAGCTAATGTAGGTAAATTATTAGAAACGTTTTCTCCTGCTTATAGTGTGATGAAGGGTAAAGGCCCTATTGCTAATATGTTAGGTATGGCTAAAGCAAAACCTATGGCAGGTTTAACTAAAGAAGAAAAGGAAGCTAAAGCAAGAGAACAAATAATGGCTAATAGAAGTGGTAGATCAAATAGAATGACTCCTATGACAGGCATGAAGGGTGGTGGCTCTGTTAAAAAGAAAAAATCAATAGATGGAATAGCAACTAAAGGCAAAACGAGGGCTTCATAATGATTGATAAGCTATGTCCTATTTGTAAGACAGCTATAGAAGAAACAGAAAAAAATTCTATAGAATGTAAATCTTGTAAAGCTATTTTATCTGACGATATGCAATGGCAAAGTCAATTTGGTTATGAGTGGATTAAAGAGCTAAAGGAAGCACAGGATGCCCAGTCGAAACTATAAAGGTGAATATGATAATTATCATAAAAAGCCAGATCAAAAAGTAAACAGAGCTAGTAGAAATACAGCTCGAGCTAAGTTAAAGAAAGTAGGCAAGGTATCAAAAGGTGACGGCAAAGATGTTGCCCACAAGAATGGCAACCCTAAAGATAATAAAAGAAAAAATCTTTCAGTAAAGCCTAAGTCAGTTAATAGATCCTTTGCTAGGACAAAAACAGCAAAGAAAGTTAACAGGAGATCTTAATGAAAGTAACAAAGTTAAAAACAGGTGGTTTCTTATCTTCAGGTAGTGATGCTGGTGATTTAGAAATACTAAGAAAATCAAATGATTATGATGATGGTTCTGGTATGAAAGCAGGCGGACCAGTTAAGTCTAAGTTAAAAAAAGTTATTACTGGTTTAAAAAAAGCATCTAAGTTACATGCAGGTCAGGCAAAAACTCTTGGCACTATAAAGATGAAATCTGGTGGCAAGACAAAAAGCAAAGTTAATGAAGCAGGCAATTACACAAAACCGACATTAAGAAAAAGCATATTCAACAGAGTTAAGGCAGGTGGCAAAGGTGGCGCTCCCGGTCAATGGTCTGCTAGAAAAGCACAAATGATGGCTAAAGCCTATAAAAAGGCAGGTGGTGGCTACAAATAAGGAATGAAACATTATGGACCCAGTTACTATATCTATAGCGGTAGGTGTTGCTAGTAAGGCATTTAGTGCTATTAAAAGTGGGTTTGCAATGGGCAGAGACATAGAACAAATGTCTGGTGATATTGGTAGATGGATGGGGGCTGTGAGCGATGTTGATAATGCAGAAAAACAAGCCAAAAATCCTCCCCTGTTTGGTAAGATTTTTTCTGCAGGTTCTATCGAAGAGGCGGCTATGGCTGCATACGCTGGAAAAAAGAAACTTGAGGAACAAAGATACGAACTCAAGATGTTTCTAAATCTAACTCATGGCCCTCAAGCGTATGACGAGCTTCTTCAAATGGAAGGTCAGATAAGAAAACAAAGACAAGAAACTATATACAAACAACAACAATTAAGAAAACAAATTGGTGAAGGCATTGGATGGCTATTTTTATTATTAGTTATAGGTGGATTTTTATTATTACTAGCAAGTGTATTTAACAAGTCGCAGGCTAAAGATTACACTACACAACAAAAAATACAAAAAGGCATAATTGTTCTTCCTACTATGACCACATGCAGATTAAAGAAACGTAAAGTGTATAAAGATAAGTTAGCTTGCATTTATGTTGGCGCTCAAAAAACTTTTACCCTAGATTTCACAGATTTGGCAAATGGATGCCCTCGCAAATATAAATGTGTTTTAGACCCTAATGGCAAAGAACCGTCTATTGATAGTGTTATGGAAAGTTTAAGGAGCATTGCTAAATGAGCAAAAAGTTAGAAAATGGGAGCAAGTATAACGAATATGACTTAGATGGTGATGGCATTGTTACAGACGAAGAATTAGAAAATGCTAAAGTAATGAAGGAAACAGAAACTTTATTAAGGAAGCAATTGGCTCAATTAAGAATGGCAAGGGCAACTTTAATTGCTATGGGTGTCTTTACATTAGCAATGTTTGTTATTGACGTTGAAAGAGTAAAGGCGTTATCTGATATAAGTAATTTGTTTTATCTGTCAGGTGCTGGTATAGTTGGTGCATATATGGGAACAACAGCTTGGATGAGTAAAAAGTAAAAGTTTGCGTAAAGTTTTGAGGTACTATGAGCGGATTAAAAAAATCACAAAGGAGCTTGAAATCATGGGGAGACCAGAAATGGAGAACCAAAAGTGGTAAGCCTTCTACACAGGGGCCAAAAGCTACCGGTGAGCGTTATCTTCCTGCGAAAGCGATTAAAGCTTTATCTAGTGCAGAATACTCCGCCACTTCGGCTAAGAAGCGAGCAGGAACTAAAGCAGGTAAACAAAATGTTAAACAGCCAAAAAAGATTGCAAGAAAGACGAAATCTTATAGAAAGGTCACATAAATGGCAGTAGTAGTACCAGATTTACCAGATCTTTTTGAAGAAGCGTATCAAAGAGCTGGTTTAGAACTTAGAACAGGTAATGATCTTAGAAACGTAAGGCGTAGTTTTAATATATTAACTATGGAATGGCAGAACAGAGGTCTTAATCTTTGGACGATAGAGGCAGGCACTCAAGCAATAACAGCTGGTACATCAGTGTACACTCTTCCTGCAGATACAGTCGATTTAGTTGAGCATCAAATAAGAACGGGAACTGGTGTTAATCAAATAGACACTAATTTAACAAGAGTTAGCGTTTCAACTTATGCACAACAATCGGCAAAGAATACCACAGGAAAGCCAACTCAAATATTTATTCAAAGACTTTCAGCCTCTACCACTATTACTTTGTGGCCTGTACCAGATGCTTCTTATACTGTTTCTTATTATAGAATAGCAGGGATAGATGGTATAGCATCGGGTATCGATGGGACTACTACATCGTTTGTGCCACCTAGATTTGTTCCATGTTTGGTTTCAGGATTAGCTTATTACTTAGCTATGAAAAGACCTGAAGTGGCAAACAGAGTTGTACCCCTTAAACAGGAATATGAATTTCAGTTTGAACTAGCAGCAGGGGAAGACACAGAAAGTGCGTCTGCTAGATTCGTACCTTATGACACATTTTATGGAGCCTAATCATGTCAGAAATTAATAAAAAAAAATCTAATGAAAGATTTAAAAAAGCTGTAAAAAAACAAAGTAAAATAAAAGGTTTAGGCGGCACTACAACAGATGTTAATCAAGCCAAAGCTGAAAGTATGCGTAAAAAAGGTAGAAGAGCAAGCCCAATTGAAAAAGGTGTGCTTGGAGGTGTATTATTAGCAGCAACCCGTGGTAAATTTGGTAAGGGAGCTTTGGTATCAGGAGCTAAAGAAGTTGGCAAAACATTAGGTAAGACAGCTAAAAAAGTAGGTAAGACAACTAAAGATATAGCTACATCAACTGTAAGATCAACAAAAGTTCAGCCAAACAGAGGCAAAGAATATAGAATTGTTAAAAATGAAAAAGGTAAAAGGATTAGTGGAATAAGCAATAAATCTACTAAAATAGGAACCGGACTTAGAAAAGGCGGTAAAAACATAGCAGGGGGAACAGGTTTAACTTTAGTTGGTGGAAACAAACCAACAGATAAAAAAATATCTGCTCCTATTCCAAAGAAAAGACCAAAAAATTTAAAAACTTCAAAAAAACTTTATATGAGAGAGGGATCTGGACTTCGTAAAGATGACGGTATAAGAGGAAAAGATTCAAAGGTAGAATTTAAAACTGAAGTTATTAAAAGGAAAAAATAATGGCTAGTATGCAAAGATATATAGATAAAGCTAAAAAAGATTTAGGTGATTTTAATGTCCCTGACAGAACTCCAAGTTCTAAAACAGAAAAAGATAGCAGAATAAAAATGTTAAAAGATGCTGAATCAGGTGAATATAAAGTAGGAAAAAAAAAGGTTTCTAAAGGGAGAATAGTAGAAATGAAAAAAGGTGGAAAAGTTTCTCCTCCAAAGAAAAGAGGCGACATTGGGCATAAAGTATTTCTTAGTAAGGTTGCAAAACAAATGAAAGATACTGGTCAGCCATTTGGTGGTAAAACAAAAAAGAAAGCAGAAGGCGGGTCTTTAAAAGCTGTTCCTTCTGAAAATACAGGGTTAGGTAAATTACCAACGCCTGTAAGAAACAAAATGGGTTTCATGAAAAAAGGAGGTATCGTCAAAATGAAGGGTGGTGGAATAACCTCTAACATAAACGCTAGAAGTAAAAAATCCCAAGCCGAGTTAGCTGCTATTGCAAATAAAAAACCTATATTAGACGCTAACAAAGCTGCCGATCAAGCATTTAAAGATATGGATGCTGACATTGCAAATAGGAAAAAAGAAAAATTAGATTTCTCTAAAATGAAAAAAAATGATTTTTCTAAAATGACAAGAGAACAGCTACTAGAGCTACATCGAAGACAAAGAGATTTAGGAAATACCTCTGCAACAAAAAATTATAAAAAAGGTGGTATTGTTAAAATGAAAGGTGGTGGAGCGGCTACAAGAGGAATGAATTTTAATAGAGGATACTAAGTGTCACAACTAATCTGCAACTTGCCTGCAATTCATGTATGGGTGAGAAGAGAGTATTTAAGAGATCACCAAGATGGACATGGTGAGTTTGTAAAAGGTGTTTGGATTTCATGTAAATCAATGCCCGGCAGAGCTTTCTATTTTGAAACTTACTTACCAGATTATGGTGCAATGTTTGACAAACTACCAATAAGTGCTTTTACAACAGATCCAGAAACACCTGAGAATGATTTAAGTTTGCATAACTTACAGTTTTGGAATTGTATGGATTATGGTGTGGTAGCAATACATAAGCAGTTTATATCTTCTATGACGTTTGAAGCTTATACAAGAGATGCAGGAAAGTTTAAAGGCTCTTATATAGCAACAATAGATAATTATCATTCAGATGTTAATACTATAGACTACAGTACAAGTGAAACACCTGCAGAACATAAGTCTCATAATCTAATAGAGTTAGAGAATGGGCAGTTTGGCTTGTATCCTAACAATAGAATGAGAATATATGATAACAGCTTAACTCCTGACGAACCATTAATGCCTGACTTCAAAGTAAGCACCAGAGAGTATCAAGTTGAAAATGATTTTAATCTTAGTAGGTATGGTGACAGTGATGATTATTTTTATAAAAGTAAGGATGAAAAGTAATGGCATACTCTAGTGGTAAACATGCTTATGGCATATGCGATAGAACTGGCTTTAGATATCCTATAAAAGAATTAGTTTTTGAAATTCAAAACGGAGTTAAAACTGGTTTAAAAGTAGGGTATGACATAGTTGATTCGGATCATCCTCAAAACTTTTTAGGAAGAATAAAGGTAAGTGAAAATGAATCTATATTAGATGCAAGACCAGATAGAGTTGAGCCTCTTACAGAAAGAATATTAAATATAAATCCTTTTACCACAGCCGCAGCAGCTGATAGCCAAACAGTTATTACTGTAAAAGAACTAAGTCACGGAAGATCTACAAATGATCAAGTAAGATTTAGAAACACAGTTGCATTTGATGGAATAACAGTTGCCCTCTTTGAATTAGCGGTAGGATATGCTATAACTAAAACAACAGATGATGCCTATACTTTTCAAGTTTCTGGATCATCTACAACTGGTTCTGTTACAGGCGGTGGAGAGTTTGTCTCTGCTGGACCAGTAACATTGGAGGCTTAAATGAGTTTTACTCTTGCACAATTAAAAACTGCAATACAAGATTATACTGATAACTCAGAAACTTCTTTTGTTACTCATCTTCCTGACTTTATTAAAAGTTCAGAAGAAAGAATATTTAAAAGTGTTGATCTAGAAATATTTAGAAAGAATGTTACATCATCACTTACAACAAGTGATAAGTTTTTAACTATTCCTACTGATTATTTATCTTCATTTTCATTGCAGATAACAACTGCAGGTAGTGAAGCTTTTCTTTTGCAGAAAGATGTTAATTTTTTACAAGAAGCTTACAGCGGATCTACATCTACAGCAACTCCAAGATATTACGCTCAATTTGATGAAGATAATTTTCTTCTAGCCCCTACTCCAAATTCAAGTTATGCAATAGAATTACATTATTATTATAGACCAACTAGCTTAACAGCAGGCGCAGATAGTGGGACTACATGGTTAAGCACTAATGCTCCATTTGCATTATTGTTTGGATCATTGGTAGATGCATACATATTTATGAAAGGTGAACCTGATTTAATACAACAATATGAAAAAAGATTTATAGATCAATTAACAAGACTTAAAGATTATGGAGAGGCTAGGGAGAATACCGATGCTTATTCTGAAGGTCTTCCAAAAACGCAAAGAAGATAGGAGCAAATTATGGCAACAGCAAATGCAGCAACCACCTTTTTAGAAAATAGACTTTTAAGTTTTATTTTTAAAAATAACGCAGCATCATTTACCACACCCGGTGATGGTATTTATGTAGGGCTTGCAACAGCAGTATCTAACTTTAATAATAGCACTGGTGAAACAGACGAACCTACAATAACAGAAGCTACTTTTGGTGCTTACGCAAGGCAACAAGTTGCAGCGTCAGCATGGACTTTAACTTCTGATACCACTGAAGCACAAACAATTAAAAATACAGCAAACATAGAGTTCCCTGCATCTACTGGTACGAGCAACACAATAACTCATGTGTTTGTAGCAACTCATGTAGATGCTTCTTTAGACACAGAAGGATCTGGTGGTAATGTTTTATTTATAGGAACTTTAGACGCATCAAAAGTTGTAGCCACTGGTGATATATTTAGAATTAATGCAACTAACTTAACCATAGAATTGAAGTAATGGCACTAGTATTAAACGACAGAGTAAAAGAAACCTCAACTACAACTGGCACAGGTACACTTAATTTAGCTGGTGCGGTTACTGGTTTTGAAACATTTGTTGCAGGGATAGGTAATTCTAACACCACATACTATGCAATCACACTACCAGCAACGGCAGAGTTTGAAGTCGGTCTTGGAACTATTACTGATGCTAGTCCAGATACTTTAGCTAGAACAACAGTCATAAGCAGTTCTAATAGTGATAATGCAGTAAACTTTAGTGCCGGTACAAAAACTATTTTCTGTACTATGCCTGCTTCAAAAACAGTGTTTTTAGATGCTAGTGGAAATACTACATTAGGTGCAGACTTATCTGTTGGAGATGATCTTACAGTTTTAGGTGGTATAATTGATTTAAAATCTAATAGTGGATCAGTAGCAGCTCTTAGAATGTATTGTGAAAGCTCAAATGCTCACTTCCAAACATTGTCACCACAACCACATTCCGCTGATGCAAGTAATACATTAAGACTTCCTGATAGCGGAGATGGTGGCACACAAGATTTAGTTGCCGTAGGTATTACGCAAACATTAACAAACAAAACTCTTACTGCACCGACTATGACGGGTACTTCTACAATGGTAGATTTAGACATATCTGGTACTGTAGATGTTGATGGTACTACAAATTTAGATATAGTTGATATTGATGGTGCAGTTAACATTGCCGCTGCAACTACTATAGCCACTAACAATAAGATAATCTTTCGTGATGCTGCAATTCATATTAGTTCTACTGCCGATGGTGACTTGTCTATTGCTGCTGACGATGAGATAGACTTAACTTCAACATTGATTGATATTAATGGTAATGTAGAAATCAGTGGAACAGCCACAACAACAGGAGTTCATACATTTACAGCAGTTCCTGTCTTCCCTAACAACACAGTAGAGACAGCAGATATTCAAGCAGATGCTATAACAAGCGCTAAGATTGCTGATGATGCTATTGATTCAGAACATTATACAGATGGAAGTATTGATACTGCACACATATCAGCCGATGCTATAACAGAAGCAAAGATAGCAGACAATGCAGTAGAGAGTGAACACATAAACAATAACGTAATATCAGGACAAACTGAACTAGCATCTGGGATTGCAGACGCAGACGAACTATTAATAAGTGACGCAGGAACAGTAAAACGAGTAGATGCAAGCGTATTTAAAACATACATAGGTGCCGCAGACGATGCCACAGCATTAGCAATCGCATTAGGATAAGGAAAAAGAAATGGCAAATACATTTAAAGTAGTTAACTTTGCAGCTGAACCTGCAACAGCAGGAGCAAACTCTGGACTTGCCTATGTTGTTTATACAGCACCGGGCAGTACAACTACAGTTGTTCTAGGTTTAACTTTAGCTAATATACACACAGCACAAGTTACAGCAGATGTTTATTTAGTAAGTGATACAGGAAGCAGAGGGGGTGCTACAGGTTCTTTAGTTGCCAATGGTAACAGTCTCATTGTTAAGGGAGCACCAATTCCTGTGGGAGGAGCTTTAGAATTAATGTCTGGAAATAAAATAGTATTAGAAACTACTGACCAAATAGTTATAGACTGTTCTATAGCAGATAAACTTTCAGGTACATTGAGCATTATGGAGATAACATAATATGGCATACATTGGTAATACTGCATCCACTAGATTTGTAGCTAATAGGGCTGCTTCTGTTTATTCTGGTGATGGCTCTACAGTAGCTTTTACATTAGAAGAAGCTGTAGGTTCAGACGAAGATATATTGGTATCTGTTGATGGTGTGGTACAAGAGCCTTCAGTAGCTTACGCAGTTAGCAGTGGAACAACATTAACCTTTAGTGCAGCACCTTCTAGTAATTCTGGTAATAATATATTTGTGTATTATTTAAGTCTTGCCAAAGGAAGTGTAGTTCATCCTGCAACAAGTGCTTTGAGTGCAACAACAGGTACGTTTAGTAGTAATGCTACTGTAGCAGGTACGCTTGGTGTAACAGGGGCAGCTACATTTACTGCACAAGGTCAGTCTCCAAGAGTAAATGTGCTTGCACAGGTAACAGGATATACTTCTGGTACTGTACTAACAGCAGCACAATCAGGAGCTATTGTAACTTTTCCTGCAATGGGTGGTGCAGCAACGCTATCCCTTCCAGCATGTGCAGGTTGTTTAGGTGCTACCTACACATTTGTAATGTTAGGTACAGCAGGTAATGATGTTGATATTATTACTAATGGCTCTGAAAAGATTATTGGTTGTGTTCCAAAAGGTGACGGAGACAACGTAGGAATTGCAGACGCAAATGATTCTGCTGGTTTTGATGCTAACGCAGTTGTAGGTTCAAGTTTTAAAATTACTTGTATTTCAACTACAGCAGCACTAGCGTTTTTGTTACATGATGTCATTGATGGTCTTGCAGCAAATACTGGTGGTATTAACTTAAAATAAGGGATAAATAATGGCATTAACAAAAGTATTAACAGGTGGAATTGCACTAGATGCTGTAGACAATACTATATTAAAATTAGATGATAACTATGCTTTGACAGGTACTGTAACTGGCGCAGGTGGTGGTAAAGTAGGACAAGTAATTCAAACTGTAAAGTCTAGTGCAACCACAACAAATAGTGCTACTCCAGTGGCTATATCAGGAATGACAGCTAATATGACTTGTGCAGCATCAAATAGCAAAGTCTTAATTGATCTTACTGTTACAATAGGGGCTCAACCAGCTATGTATGGGGTTATACAGTTATTCATAGGAGGTAGTGTAAGTGCCTTTATTGGTGATGCAGTTAGTGGTGTACAAAGAAGTTCAGTTGGTAATTTTGCTGGTGGTAACAATGCACTTCAATTACAAGGGTTTTCAAACTCTTTTCTTTATTCTCCATCATCAACTTCAGAGATAACTTATGCACTTTATTGGCAGAAAGGTGAAGATACCCCTAATATATACTTAAATAGGTGTCATAATAATTCTACTGGTAATGCTGCTACAGGCATTTCAACACTTACATTAACGGAGATATTGGCATGAAATATGAAGCTATATATAGTCTCTACTCTAATGTTGTATCTATAGATGGAGATGAAGATGATTTAGTTGCTTATGATAAAGATTGGAATGTTGTCTCTTTAAATGCTGATGATGTAGCAACAAAAGTAACACAGTTGCAAACTGCTTATAATAACAATGCCTACCAAAGAAGTAGAGCAAAAAAGTATCCATCGATGGCAGACCAACTAGATGACATATATCACAATGGTGTAGATGAGTGGAAGAAGACCATTAAAGCTGTTAAAGATAAGTATCCAAAGGAGTAACAATGGCTTATATAGGAACCTCCCCTTCAAATGGAGTAAGACGAATTTACAACTACACAGCTACAGCAAGTCAAACTAGCTTTAGTGGCAATGACACTCTTGGTATTAGTTTAGCTTACGCTGATGGTGCTTATATAGATGTGTACCAAAATGGTGTGCTTCTTATACCAACGGATTATGTAGCTACTACAGGAACAACTGTTGTTTTAGATACTGCTGCGTCTGAAGATGATACAGTTCAAATGGTTGTTTATGATGTGTTCTCTGTAGCTGATACGGTTAGTCAAAGTGCAGGTGGTAACTTTGCAGGTAACGTAGGCATGGGTGGTACTCTTGCAGTTACAGGTGTACCTACATTCACAGGAAGAAGTGTTCACAGTGGTGGTATAACAATAGCTAATGCAGGACAGATAGGTTCTGTAGGTGATGCAGATGCTATGGCAATATCAAGTAGTGGTGTTGTGACATTTAGCCAAACTCCTGTAGGTGCTGGTGTTGCTTTAACTTCAGCAACTACTGTTGCAGCAACCTCTGGAACAGAAATAATTTTTACAGGTATTCCATCAACAACAAGTCGAATTATGCTTATGTTTCGTGGAGTAACAATGAGTGCAAATCAAAATATAAGGATTACTCTTGGTACAAGTAGTGGTCTTGTAACAAGTGGGTATATTGGAACATCAGGATATGGTGCTGGTGCTAATAATCGAACAGACAGTTGGGTTTGGTATCCTGCCAATGGAACTTTATCAGGCGTTATGACAATCTGCCATATGGGTGGAAATATATATGTTCAAGGTCATTCAAGTAAGTATAATACTAGTAATACTTCATTTGGTGGCGGTGATGTTGCAGTAGGTGGAGTTGTAGACCGATTAGGAATAGATCCAGCAGGTGATGCTACTTTTTCTGCTGGTGCAATTAATATAATGTTTGACTAATAGGAGAATGTAGTGGCTAACGAAAAAAAAATAATACATGATCTTGCAACTAATAAAACAACAGTAGTAAATTATACAGATGAAGAACAAGATATTTATGATGCAAAAGTAACAGCTTGGACTAACGCTGCACCTGCTAAACGTATGGTAGACTTACGCAAACAAAGAGATGCACTATTAGCAGAAACAGATTACATGGCATTGGGTGACGTAACCTTGTCAGATGCTTGGAAAACATACAGACAAGCTTTAAGAGATATAACAAGCCAAACACCAGCAGATGATGCGTTGAGTAACATTACGTTTCCAACAAAGCCAAGTTAAGGAGCAACAGATGAGTAGAGCAGCAGATTTAGCAGCAGGTAAAATAGCCACATTAAAAACGACAGCTATAAAGTTTACCGATGGCGATGCTTCAATGACTATTGCTGATGGAGGGGTTGTAACATTTGCTGCTGCTCCTGTTGGTGATAATGGTGGTGCAATGGAATTAGTATCTAAAGTTACTACTGCCGTAACAGATTTAACTGCATTAATTGTAACTTTACCAGAAACAACAGACTTTGAATATTTAAAATTAATTATAAACTTAAAAGCAGAAACAGCAACAGCCCATAGGTGGTATATGCTTGTAAGAAATACAGCAGATGATGCTTTTGATACTGGTGCTAGTGATTACAGATATATGTATACCTACAACTACAATACTGGTAGTGGTGGTGGAAATGCTCAAAAAGGTGACGTAGATGGTACAGCTTATATTGAATTTATAGAAGGAAACACAGGAGATGGGTCTGATGATTTTGAAACTTTTCATTTAGTTTTAGATATATATCACACAGTAGGCACAGCTAAACACCCAAGATTTAATTGGGTAGCTGGCATAGAAAAAAGACATAATGATGCTATTTCTTACGGCTCTTCTGGTTCTGCAATCATTGGCACCGCTATAGCAGTAAACGGACTAAAGTTTTTAAAAAGTGATGGTGCTGAATTTACTAATCAAGGTTATTCTTTGTATAAGGTGATAAAATAATGCCAAAATATATTTTAGACAATGGTGTAAAAAGAGAAATGACAACTGCTGAAGAAACAGAAGGCGTTCTTTCTGGCGATGCTTTAGTTGCTGTTAACTTAAGCTCATTAAGAAGCATGAGAAATCTGTTATTAATTGAGACTGATTGGATGGCTAATTCAGATGTAACAATGAGTGATGCTTGGAAAGCATACAGAAAAGCTCTTAGAGATATTACAGATACTTATGGCTCAATGTCTGATGATGGTTTTTCATTTCCAACTAAACCAAGTTAAGGGAGCAAAATAATGTTTGGTCATGCTTCTATATCTGAAGCATCTTTTGGTGATGTAGGCGGTGTAGTACAGGTAGGAACCGCAGAAATGAGTGGTACTGCATCTAAGACTTCTATAGGTGTTGGTATACTTGCAGGTATTGCTACAATGGATGGTAACTTCACAGCAACAACAGCCGGTATATTTATAACAGGTAGTGTTAATGCAGAATTAAGTTCTAATTTTACACAAACTACAGAAGATATAAGATTAGTTAATCTCACTGATGTAACTATTAGCAGTGTATTTACACAAACGACAGATGGTATTAATATACTAATACCAATAGTAAGTACTGATTTAAATTTTACAAAAACAACATCTGGAGATATACTATACGAAAATATAGGAGAAACAACAGGTAAAAGACCAGCAGGAGCTTCTTCACCGGGATCTGGGTATACAGAAATATCTCCTTTGGGTGTAGAAAGTTATTCAAATATAACACCATCAGGATCTGAAACATGGTCAGAAATATAAGAGGTAAACATGGCAAGTACATATACAGCCAATAGTGGTATAGAAAAAATTGGAGCTGGCGAACAAGCCGGAACTTGGGGCGTTACCACAAATAATAATTTAGATATTTTAGATAGATCGATAAACGGTGTTGGCACAATTACTTTGACTGGAACAACAACCGA